GCTTGCATTGCTCACGAATACGAGCGTGACAGCATCATGGCCGAAGACATCCGTGAGGGCAGGTTAGTCTATGAGGACGAGCCGTGAGTGCTTGGCTCATAGCCCTAACGGGTTTGATCTATCTCGGTGTGGCCTTGGAGCAGGCATACAAGGGCAACATGCCTATGTTCATCTGCTACCTTGGCTACGCATTCGCTAACATTGGATTGTATAAACTGGCATCATGAACATTCGATTGCTGAAGAAGGTACGCAGAGCATGGAATAACCCTGATGTTCCTATGGAATTGAACAGGGCAAACATGCGTAAATGGGTAAAATCTGTTCGTTTTCTAGGTGAAAACTGGCTGTTGGCTAAACCAATCACGAGGAAAGAGTGAGACAAGAAAGCAAGTTCCTAAAGCATGTAGAATGTCCATACTGTGGCAGTTCTGATGCTGGAGCAATCTACGATGATGGGCACTTCCACTGCTTTGCCTGTGGTAAGACTGTCCACGATGAGCACCAATTAGACAACGAAGCAGCACACATTAACTACTGGAAGGCTATGAGCACACTGCCTGATAAGGTTCCTGGACAGGTTCAACCGATCACTGACCGGGGAATTTCACGACAAACCTGCGAGAAGTACAATGTAACCATTGAAGGGAACAAGCACTATTATCCATACACAGACGAATCTAGCAGCACTGTGGCCTATAAGGTTAGGAACACAGAACAGAAATCATTCAGCATCAAGGGGGACTTCACTAAGGCCCGATTGTTTGGACAGAACCTGTTTCATTCAGGGGGCAAGTATGTCACCATCACGGAAGGCGAGCTAGACGCACTTGCAGCCTATCAGATGGCTGGTAGTCAGTGGCCTTTCGTGTCGATCCGTAACGGCGCACAAGCAGCCTTGAAGGACTGTAAGGCACAATTTGAATGGCTGAACAGCTTTGAAACGATTGTTGTCTGTTTTGATGCTGATGAGCCAGGACGCAAGGCAGCTAAGGAAGTAGCGGAACTGTTTGGTTCTAAGGCAAAGATTGTTAAACACCTAGCAGGGTACAAAGATGCGTGTGACTACTTGGTTGCGGGGGCTGGTAAGGAGTTCGTCAATGAATGGTGGCGTGCAGAAGTCTTTATACCGGACGGTATCGTACAGGCGGCTGATCTTTGGGAAGCTATACGACACCCTGAGCAACCTGCTGAGGCGCAATACCCGTTCAAGGGGCTGAACCGGCTGCTGTATGGAATCCGTACAAGTGAACTGGTAACAGTCACTGCCGGATCAGGTCTTGGTAAGTCACAATTCCTGCGTGAAATCCTGCACTGTATCCTAAAAACAACAGATTTCAAGATCGGTGCAATGTTCCTGGAAGAGTCAGTACGCAAGACAGCCCGTAGCATCATGTCAGTTCATGCCAACAAGATGCTGCATTTACCTGACACGAAGGTTACAGAGGAAGAACTGAAGGAGGCTTTCGATGCTACTTTGGGAACAGGTCGTGTATTCCTTTTTGATCATTTTGGTAGTCTTGAACTTGATAATGTGGTCAACAGAATCCGTTATATGGCTAAGGCGCTTGACTGTCGCGTGGTGTTTCTTGACCATATTTCTATTGTTGTCTCAGGTCAGGACTTGCACGATGAGCGAAAGGCTATTGACAACCTTATGACGCGATTGCGTACACTGGTGCAGGAGCTAGGAATCACCCTGTTCTGTGTGTCTCACCTGCGTCGTCCGAATGGCAACGCAGGGCACGAGGATGGACAAGCAGTTTCCTTGTCACAGCTTCGGGGCTCGGGTGCCATTGCTCAGTTGTCGGATGCAGTGATCACGTTGGAGCGTAACAGCATGGCAGAAGACGAGATTGAACGACACACGACTAAGGTTGCAGTAGCTAAGAATCGTTTCAATGGGTTTACTGGGCCTGCATGTCACTTGCGTTTTGACACAGAAACTGGTAGAATGATAGAAACTGAGGAAGAAACACTATGAGCACCCTACGACAAGCCGCTCAGCAGGCGCTTGAGGCGTTGGAGGAAATGTGGCAGTCAGATAAAGCGCAAAGCGCCATTACTGCCCTCCGCGCAGCCCTTGCCGAGCCTGAGACGGTCATGCACCAATACAAATATCAGGCTTACTGCTACTACAAAGAAGACGGTAAGTTGAAACTTGGCACGATGCCTGAGCCGCAGACAACACATTGGGAAGGCTGTGAAGCCGTGCATCCTGAGTGCAAGGAGAAGAACACATGAGTAGAGCAGCAATGCAGCAGGCGCTTGAGGCGTTGATTCCGCTTGCCAATGCAGCGTGCCCGAATGAGCGCGAATGCCTGACGGATGAGGATCACGAACGCGCAGCGGAGGCATTAGAAGCCCTCCGCGCAGCGCTTGCCGAGCCTGAGCAGGAGCCGGTGGGGTATTGGGACGGCGAGTTCAGCACTGACGGTGGCGCAACGCTATATGAGGTGCCGCAGGTTTCATTCTTTGGGCGCAAGTACCCGAATATTCCGGTGTATGCCGCACCCACCCCGCGCAGGCCGTTGAGCGATGAGCAGATCGCGTTGATCGTTGGCGAATGCGCCGCATCAGCGTACCGGCATGACGATTTCAGTTTTGCCCGCGCCATCGAACGCGCCCACGGCATAGGAGAGCAGCATGAGTGAAACACTGCGACTGGCTGATGCGCTTGGAATCGTGTCTGTTGGCGGCCCTTTGACTGTGACTATGCATGAAGCCGCTGCCGAACTGCGCCGCCTGCACGCTGAACTAGAGCGCAAGTCGGACGCCATCCAACGGCTGTGGAAAGAGCGTGACGAACTGCGATCTGAATGCCGAACGCTAGTGCGCCAGAACGGGGAGTGGCAGGAACTCCACGCCGAACTGGTGAAGGCGCTGCGGATAGTGGTGGACAGTGACGATAGAGCGGCCAAACAACAAGCACGCGCAGCACTGGCGAAGGTGGAGGCAAGCAAATGATCAGCGTTGAGCAGTTGATCAGCAGAGTATGGGACTTGGAAAGCAAATATAACGATCTACAAGATAAATACCAGCTACTGATCCACCAATACGAAGAACTGAAAGCAAAGTATGAGCAAGCGAATCGTGATCGACATCGAAACATCGATGAATCACCATACGATACACTTGGCAATCACTAAAAACATTGATACAGGCGAAATCAAGACATGGAAAGCAGCAAACGGCCTTTGGGACTATATCGCGGACGCTACATCACTGATCGGACACAACATAATCGGTTTCGATGCACCGATCCTAAACAGCTTGTGGAAGACGAGGATTGGATTGAAGAATGTGACCGACACTCTTATTCTGTCTCGTCTGCTCGATCCCTCACGCGAACAAGGCCACAGCCTAGAAGCATGGGGCAAGACACTGGGGAAGGAAAAGATTGACTATGCAGATCGTTGGGAGCAGCTACAAGGCAGGAAGCAGGCTTACAAAGGTGAATGTTTTGACCATCCTGACATGGCTTTACTTGAGGAATACTGCATAGCCGATATTGAAGTTACTGCGAAGTTGCTAGACAAACTGACCACGGAACTAGAACGTAAGAAGTTCAGTCCAGAGTCTATTGAGCTAGAACATCAAGTAGCTGATATAGTTGCACAGCAGGAACGAAATGGATTCAAACTTGATATACCTTACGCAACCGTGCTACTTGCTGACATCAAAGGAAGAATGGCAGAAGTATATGAATCAATGCAACAACGATGGCCTTCCTACGAAGTCGAGAGAATCAGCGAAAAGACAGGAAAGAAACTCAAGCCGCTGCTGGTTACTTTCAACCCAGGTTCAAGAAAGCAAATCGGAGAAAAGCTAATCGAACTAGGCTGGAAACCGGACAAGTTCACTGAGACAGGGCAGCCAATGGTTGATGAAGGCATCCTATCAAAGCTGCACTATCCCGAGGCCAAGATGATTGCTGAGTACCTTATGCTACAGAAGCGTGTTGCTCAGATTGAGTCTTGGATTGAGGCTGTAGGCTCTGACGGTAGAGTGCACGGTAAGGTGATCACTAACGGGGCTGTAACAGGCCGCATGACGCACCAAAGCCCTAACATGGCACAGATTCCTAATCATGGTTCTGTGTATGGGGCTGAGTGTAGAGCATGTTGGACTGTAGAGCCTGGAAATGTACTTGTTGGTTGTGACGCATCAGGGCTAGAACTTCGTATGCTTGCCCACTACATGAAGGACCAGGAGTATATTCAAGCAGTCGTACACGGGTCTTCTAAAGATGGCACAGACATTCATACAAAGAATCAAAGGGCTGCTGGGCTACCTACACGAGATGCTGCGAAGACTATGATCTACGCGTTTTTATACGGAGCAGGTCCAGCTAAGATTGGAGCTATTGTTGGTGGGGGTGCTGAAGAAGGACAGAAGATTATAAAAAAGTTTCTTAGAGCAACGCCAGCATTGGAATCTTTAAGAGAAAGAGTAGCTGACATTGCAGTCAAGGGTCGTGTACCGGGGCTTGATGGTCGTAAGATATGGGTACGCTCTGAACATGCGGCACTTAACAGCTTACTCCAGGGTGCTGGAGCGATTGTGATGAAGAAGGCTTTGGTCTTGTTGGCTGACAAGATCAAGGACAACAAGTGGGATGCTAAGTTCGTAGCCAATGTGCATGATGAGTGGCAGATTGAAGTCACTAAAGCACACGCTGACGAGGTTGGCAGGGCTGCTCGTCAGTCCATTATTGAGGCGGGGGAACACTTCAAACTTAGGTGTCCCCTAGACGGAGAATACAAAATTGGACAAAACTGGGCAGAAACCCACTGACAAGAAGTTTGTTCTGCTGTTAATGACAGAAGATGAACTTCAGTTTAAGATCAGTGACAATCTGACGCTAGATGAAGCAGCAATGATGCTTTATGGCTGTCTAGATTACCTGAGTCGTGTGCAGGGTCTTTACGAAGACTTGGACACAACTGTGTTACAATAATGGTATCAACAACAGAAAGGATGATATGAACCTGAACCTTGAATCCAATGAAGTGCAGTTTATCGTGAATGTGCTCGGTGAACTTCCCAGCAAGACCGGAGCATTCCCGCTGCTGCAAAAGATCGTTGAGCAAGCCAATGCTCAGCAGCCTCCTCAACCCGAGACTGAAGCTGCTGAGTGAAACACTGCGCTGGTGATGGAATAGGTAGACATAGGGGACTTAAAATCCCCTGCCACAAGGCGTGAGGGTTCGAGTCCCTCCTGGCGCACCAACAACTGATAAAGGAAATGAGTATGAGCGAATCTATCAAGCCTGTCAAAGTGTCCGGTCAACTGTTCTGGGCAAACTTTATGAATACTTTCAATACAAAGTTTAATCAGGATAACACCAAGTACGAATGCACTCTTGGTGCCCTGTCTGACAAGGCTTGCGAGGCTTTGAAAGAGCTTGGCATTCAGATCAAAGAGCGTGATCCTATGGGCAAGTATGTTGTGGGTAAGAGTAAGTATGTGTTTGAGCCTGTAGACGAGAAGGGTAATCCTGTAGACATCAGCAAGATCGGTAACGGAACCAAGGTTGTAGCACTGGTATCATCTTATCGTCACAAGATGTCTTCTAAGTACGGAGCATCTCCTTCCATTGCCAAGCTGATCGTGACCGAGCTTAAGGTGTACAATCCTGAGGGCAAGGTTGCTGAAGACACTTCGGATGACATCCTCTAAGGTTATCGTTGATGCTGATGTTTTCGTCTACAGAATCGGATTCGCGTCTGAGGATGTAGACGAGAAGATTGCACGGGCTAGGCTTGTCGAGTGGTTTACGGACATTGTGTACATCAACTGCAAGGCTGATGACTACAAAGCGTACATCACCGGCAAGTCTAACTATCGCAATGAGGTTGCTGTTACGGTGCCTTACAAGGGCAATCGGAAGGACATGAAGAAGCCCAAGCATTACGACTATCTTCGTGATGTCTTGGTTAAGCGTTTAGGTGCTGAAATGACTGACGGTATAGAGGCTGATGATGCTGTGGCTATCGCTTCTGCCCAAGACCCTTCAGCTATCATCGTCCATGTCGATAAAGACTTGGATCAGTTACCGGGGAAGCATTACAATCCCAACAAGGATTTGCACTACGAAGTGTCGGAAATCGAAGGACTGAGAAACTTCTACAAGCAAATGCTGATTGGGGACAGAACAGACAACATCGAAGGCGTGCCCAAGATCGGGCCAGTAAAGGCAGGGAAATGGTTAAACGACAAACAGACGGAACAGGAGATGCTATCCCAAGTGTGGGAACTGTATCAAGAAGCCGGAATGTCGCAGGAAAGACTGATCGAAAACGGTCAGCTTCTATGGCTGCAAAGGACTCCGGGGCAAATGTGGTTGCCACCTTTTCCCTTGCAGGCTGCAACTGGAAAGTAGTTAGGACGGAGGGGCTTACTGAGCAAGGCTTGTGTGATTCTGAACAACACACGATCCGCATTCGTGCGGGTATGTCTGAACAGAATTCACAAGCCACTTTTTACCATGAGCTTGTACATGCCATCCTGTTCACGATGGGCAAGAACGGGCATGATGAGGAATTTGTAAACACTTTCGGAGAGTTTCTATACCAGTTCCAAAGGACGCTCAATGAAACCAAGTAGCGCCAAGAACAAGGGTAGAATCTTACAGAAGTGGGTTGTAGACAAGATGCTGGAGTATGGAGAGGGTTTAGAGCCTGACGACATCAGGAGCACCAGTATGGGTGCTGGTGGCGAAGATGTTAAACTGTCTCCTGCTGCACGCAAGCAGTATCCGTTCCAAGTGGAGTGTAAGAACCTTGCTAAAATTGCTGTCTATGATTTCTACAGACAGGCAGCAGCGCATGGTACGCATGAGCCATTGGTGATCATTAAACAGAATCAGTGCAGGCCACTAGCCATCGTGGATGCTGCTTGGTTCCTGAAGGAGTTTAGGAATGCCAAATCTAATGATTAATATTGATGAAGATAAGGTAGATGAAATATTTGTGGAGTATCTAAAGAAGCAGGTATCTAATCTAGAAAAAGACTTTAAGACTGCTTGGCATTCAGAAGACAGGATGATGTTCATTCAGGTACATGCAGCTTGTCTTACTCTCATTCAGTGGCTTTCTGTACATAGTGATTTTGAAAAGTTCATGGAGAAACAATATGGAAGTAAACCTGATTAAAGAGAATGAAGACGGTTCTGCTGACTATACCTTTGATCTAACGGCTGAAGAACAAGGAATGTTGATTCGCTGGGCAATCATTGAGGCACTGAAACGAGCCATTGAGGAAGGAAAACAATATGTCCCAAGTGAAATTGATCTGGGCAACACCGGGAGGTGATTGGAATGTAGCTTACATGGCTCGGGTGTCTAATCCTGACAATCAGGATAATCCTGAGTACACTAAGCTGATTGGTTACCTGATGAAGCACAAGCATTGGAGTCCATTCGAGATGGTCAATGCCTGTCTTGAGATTACAACCACACGAGACATTGCACGGCAGATTCTCCGGCACAGGAGCTTTAGTTTCCAGGAGTTCAGTCAGCGTTATGCAGTTGCTGATGGCTATGAGTACTCTAAGGTTCGATTGCAGGACAACAAGAACAGACAGAATAGCCTAGAAGTTGAAGATCGTGAACTGCAACGCTACTGGAACGAACTACAGATTGATGTTCTAGTACAAGCTAAACGGTCTTATGAGGCTGCACTGAATGCTGGTGTTGCCA